CGTTACCAAAAATCGTGTTGCTATCAATGGCAAACATGTAGTTGCTATATTTAAAATTCCAGAAGGTGAACATGCAGGTAAAACTGGTGTGAATCTTGTAAATGGAAGTATTATTTGTGAAGAAGAAGATTATTCTATCGTAGCAGATGTAAACAACGGTATTTAATATGACTAAAGTAAATACATTATTTGGTTCTTATGATGATGAAGCATTAAAGAAACTCAAGGGTTATGTTGATGAGGTTGTACTTCATATGCATAAGAACGATGGCAACAATGCTGCCATCAAAGATATTGTTGATATTGCACATGACGAATTGAAAGTACCTAAAAAGATTCTCAAGCGTATGGCAAAAACACAACACAAGAATTCTTTTCAGACTGAAGTGGCTGAATCAAAAGAATTTGAAGCATTATATGAAAGTATGGTTGAGGTGAAGTGATGCAAATATTTGATATTACCCGTGAACAATACATTGCTGTATTAGAGACTGAAGTAGAAACACTCAGTCGGTATTATTACAAACCAATAACAGAAGGTACAGGTAATTATAATACAGCTATAGGTGTATTACAACACCGTATTGAAGAACTCAAAAAAGGTACTGGTGTTAGTGATACTAAATTTGTTTATCGTAACACAAAGTAATGCAACAACTTGAGATATCATTCTTCTATCCTCTAACGGAACAAATTCCTTTAGATTTGGATTTTACTTCAACTGAAGAATGGATTGCTGAATGGCGAAAGAGACAATGGAATACTTCTGGCACTTTACTAACTGTTGGTTATGGTGGCACTGGTATAACGAGTTGGTCACAACCTGTAACCAGCTCATTTGTTATAAAACCTTTTGCAAAAAATGTTGGTAAGTGGGAACTGTCAGAATCTATGTTTGTGTATAGACCCACTAAACCAAATGCCGTCATCAGGTTTATGGCCAAGCATCTTCTTGGCTTTAAATGGCACGATGAAATTTAATTATATTATGGAGAATTTGAATGTCAGAACACATGTTGTGGGTGGAGAAGTATCGTCCACAGAAAATTGAAGATTGTATTCTTCCTGAGGCTCTCAAGGCAACTTTTCAGGAATTTGTAAATCGTAAAGAGATTCCCAATTTACTTCTGGCAGGTTCAGCAGGTGTCGGTAAGACTACTGTTGCTCGTGCTATGTGTGAAGAAGTAGGTTGTGATTACATTATCATTAACGGTTCTGATGAGAATGGTGTAGATACCATTCGTGTTAAAATCAAAAACTATGCTTCGTCAATGTCCTTGACTGGTGGTCGTAAGGTCATCATTTTAGATGAAGCAGATTATCTAACACCTAATGCACAGGCTATCCTACGTGCAGGTATTGAAGAATTTGCATCTAACTGTTCTTTCATATTCACCTGTAACTTTAAGAACAGGATTATCGATCCTATTCATTCCCGTTGTACTGTAATTGATGTTAAGCCAAATGGTTCTAAAGCCAAGATGGCGACACAATTCTTTAAGCGTGTAGAATGGATATTGAAGGAAGAGAATATCACGTATGACAAAGAAGTGATTGTCGCCGTTGTTACTAAACATTTCCCTGATAATCGCCGTATTCTTAATGAGTTACAACGATATGGTATATCTGGCAACATTGACAAAGGCATTCTCGCCTCAGTTTCAGATATTCAACTTGGTGAGTTAACTAAGTCACTTAAAGATAAAGACTTTGCTGGTGCTCGTAAATGGGTTACCATGAACTTGGATAATGATCCTACACGCATCTTCCGTAAATTGTATGATGGTCTCTATGAGTTACTAAAAGCCAATTCTGTACCTCAATTGGTTCTTATCCTTGCCAAGTATCAATATCAGGCAGCATTTGTGGCTGACCATGAAATTAATCTTATTGCTTGTCTCACAGAAATTATGGTTGAATGTGAATTCAAATGACACCATTCGACTTTGTAAACCTGGTTCTTCACACCAAGAAACCAGATGATGAACTTGACTTCAAGGACTATGCGCCTTTCATAGTCAATCGTTCTCTATCATACCACATTGATTGTGTGTTGTATGCCAATGAGATGAATCTTTGGCCATCTACGGACAAAGACATGCAATACCAGTATCTTCTAAATAGTATTAGACCTATGAAACGAAAGTTCGCTCCGTGGCAGAAGTCCAAGAACGATGAGAATATTGATTGCATTAAAACATATTTTGGTTACTCCAATCAAAAGGCTAAAGAAGCCTTGCGTATTCTTACTGATGAACAAATCGCTGAAATAAAAAGAAAAACAGATAAAGGCGGGTGATATGATTGATGTTAAGGATTTGGTGGAAGTAACATTACAAGAACAAGATGATTTTCTAAAAGTCCGTGAAACACTAACACGGATCGGTGTAGCATCCAAGAAAGATAAAACACTATTTCAATCTTGCCATATTCTCCATAAACGTGGACAATATTACATAGTACATTTCAAAGAACTATTTGCCTTAGACGGCAAGCCAACAGACATTACCGAGAATGACCTTTCTCGTAGAAATGCCATTGCAAACCTATTGGAAGATTGGGGTCTGATTAAGATTGTGAACAAAACACAAACTGAAACACCACCACCTATCTTTCTATCACAGGTAAAAATCATTTCTCATAAAGAGAAGGCTGAATGGCAATTAACTCCCAAGTACAATATTGGTAAAAAACCACAAAGTACTTGACAGGTAGTATAAATAATAGTATAATTATGGTGCCGTGCTCATCGAGGCGGCAATTTCTTAAACTCGCTTTAACAGGAGAAAAAGCATGACAACATTTAAATCACTAGCCCCGTTCGACTTCCGAACATTTGATCCATTCGCCTTAGGTTACGATGACGTATTCAAAGACCTGCAGGAAATGGCAAATAAAGTCTCTAAGACAGTTTCCTATCCACCATACAATATTAAACAAGTAAAAGAAAACAAGTATGTCATTGAAATGGCAGTTGCTGGTTTTGCTAAGACTGATATTGAAGTTACCTTAGAGGGTAACAAGTTGGTCGTTAAAGGTGCTGCCAAAGAAGATGAAACAGACACTTCAGAATACCTCTTCAAAGGTATTGCTAATCGTGGTTTCAACCGTGAATTCAAAATTGCCGATAAGGTTGAGATTGAAAACGCAGAGTTGGCCAACGGTATGTTAAAAATCTGGTTGTCTAACATGGTCAAAGCTCAAGACCTTATTAAGAAAATTCCTTTGGTTTCTAAAGATGAATAACTGGTGGCCAGTATCAGACGAAGAATGGGAAAGGTTAAACTTTCCCGAAAGATTCCAAGAAAAAGGTAAATAACAAAGGGGCTCTTGACAGAGCCCTTTCTTTTTAGTATAATGGTTATATTATGAAATACCGAAACAAAGAACTCCAACATTCCAATCCAGTAAAAGTGCGTGTGAAATCATCGCAAGAGATTTTCTATACCTTCAAACATTGGGGTACAGAAGATATTGATGGTGTCGATTTTATTTCGGTTTGTAAATTCGAACCTAGACAAGACCTGACACAACAGTTATATAAGATGCGTAAAGATTCATTGGAATATATTAAGTAACATTTCACATTATGAAACAGAAACATATTGAAGCCTATATGAAGACCGCTGAGGTCTTTGCGGAATGTTCTACCGCCACCCGTCTCCATGTTGGTGCTATCATAGTCAAAGATGAGCGTATTATCTCTATTGGATACAACGGAACACCGTCTGGATGGGATAATAACTGTGAAGAAGTTGTGAATGTTAATCCAAGTGATTCAAGATATGATTATAATCATTTTACTAAAGAATTAAAGACTAAACCTGAGGTGTTACATGCGGAAACCAATGCTATCGCTAAACTGGCGAAATTTGATGGATCTGGAAGTGGTTCTGTATTGTTTGTTACTCATGCTCCTTGTCTTGATTGCGCCAAGTTGGTTTTTCAAAGTGGTATTTCTACTGTGTACTATCGTAATAGCTATCGTGACCATGTTGGAGTGGAATTCCTCAACAAAGCCGGAGTAAAAGTAGAACAAATCTAATCTCTAAATAAGGCTGGTCATCATAAGGAGTTCCTATGAAAATGAGAATCGTCAGTTGTCCAGATGAACACTTCAAGCCTTATGTGGAACGGGCTGTCCAATTCTTTGCCAAAGAACTAATTGTTAGTAAAAAAATTAGAAATAATTGTTTTGTTAAGATAAAGTTTGATGATAAAATAAAAGATTATGGTTCCTGTCTGGTTGAAGAATATAATACTAGAAACCAACCAAGAGAATTTCTAATTGAGGTTCATCCTGGTATCGGTGCCAGAACAATCATAGAAACAATTGCACATGAAATGGTTCATGTCAAACAGCACATATATAATGAAACGAATGATGATTTGTCTCACTGGCTTGGTAGAAAAATAAACTCAGACGAAATTGATTACTGGATACATCCATGGGAAATAGATGCTCATGGTCGTGAAATTGGTCTTGTAACAAAGTTCGCCATCATGGAAAGTCTTTGGGAAGTATTTGAAGGTTTTAAAAACCCAACACAACCGATTGACGATAAACCGTTAGGATGGAAAATATAAATGGAATTTACTGAATAATGTCACACAACGCACAAATTAATTTTGTTAAAAGAGTTAAAGATAATAATCCTAATTATTTCAAAAACACAAAAGTTATTGAAATTGGAAGTTTGGACATTAACGGAACTGTAAGAGATTTATTTTCAGATTGTGAATACGTTGGTGTTGATGTTGGTGAAGGACCACATGTTGACTTAGTTTGTCCTGGTCAAGAAGTGGATCATCCGGACAATACATATGATGTGGCGTGTTCATGTAATTGTTTTGAACATAATCCAGAATGGGTTGAAACATTCAGAAACATGCATCGTATGACAAGAGAAGATGGTTTAGTTTTTGTATCTGTTCCAACAACTGGTTGTCCAGAACACGGTACACATGAAAATAAACCAGAAGATAGTCCATTGACACTTAAACGTGGATGGAACTATTACAAGAATTTGACTGAACAAGATTATAGAAATAACTTTAATTTGGATGAAATGTTTTCAACTTATAAGTTTGAAGAATATCGGGATGATAAATCAACTACATATGACATTTACTTTTACGGATTTAAAAAATTGGGGCTTGCCAAGTAACAAAAGTTCCTATATAATAACACTATGACAAATTTTAATAACACATTACCAAAAACTCCACAGTATCACAATTGTGATGAATCATGGTCGACCAGGTTTTGTGTAAAGGAAAAGTAACTAAAAAGTTCTATCAAACTCTAAACACAAAACCCTAGACCTAAAAAATCTAGGGTTTTTTGTTTGGAAGTGTGGTCGAGT